CTAGACTTGGCCATGGTTGGTCGTAAATTGACAAATGAGGGATGGGGTCAGTATTACCCCCATCCCATGATCTGATCCATAAGCCCATGGGCTATCCGATCAAACCACCCTCTTTAGGTCCTCACAACCCTTTTTTAACAATGGCACGCACATATAAACGACGAAGAAGCTCCAAACCTTTTGTTGCACGGAAACGTAAGCGTACATACACTAAGCGTCGCTCACTTCGTACTCGTGTTCCACGTACCAGAATCGGGGCCTTCCCTAACACCAAGACATTAAGCCTACGATATGTGGAAAACTTCTCATTAAATACGGGGGCCGCGACTGTGGCCACCGCTGTCTATAGCATGAATGGATTGTTCGATCCTAGTATAGCTATAGGAGGTCATCAACCGATGTATTTCGACACTTACATGAAAATATATGACCGATACCGAGTAAACCGTGCCTACATTACATTCATTGCACTTGACACACATGTCACTCCAACATCATATCAGACCGCAGGAAGCACAACAGGATTGTATTTTGGAGCAAATGAACGAGCCTGTCGAATGTTCATTCTCAAAGACCCTAGCTCAACAGATTTTAACACAAGTTTAAATACTATGATTGAAGAAGGCAATACGAATCTTGCCTGGAAATTCGCCCCACAGACGACATCTGGTAAAGTTCATAAACTTAGCATGTGGGGAGATGCTCGTACTCTTCTAAATTGTAATAAGAAAGACGAAGAACTATTAGGCTCAGTAACCAGTAATCCGTCAAACGAAGCCTATTTTATTTGCGGCGTAGACAACATGTCCCCTGACGCAAACGCCGATTCAATGAACTTTCAAGTTATCATAACATACAATGTCACGTTCTCTAACTTGATAAAGAACCAAGTCCAAAACTAAGCGAGACCGACGACTGTCGGGCGGAGCGATACAACAACAAAAACCCGGGTAGGGTAAGGGTAAAGGGTAGATATATTATAGTTGCGCTATATAGATAGCCTCATTTAGTGAACTTAAGAATTCCTTATAATCAGTAAACTCTTTTATAACGCCCAAGTTTGGCATGTAAATCCACTTTGTAACTCTTCTCACAAATGCTTCAAAGTAAACATCCTTGTACCATTTACTCGGCTCTGTATTCGAAGTAAAAATCAATTTTCTTGAACTAAACTGTATTTGCCCACCTTTCGTCTCGACTAACAATGGATACCTGTCTGCTAAACGAAGTAGAACATCCCATTGTAACCATCCGTAGAATTCATCCAGACACACCGCGTCCTGGTGCGCGTAGTTGTCCCACCACTTCCCCCGTTGCTTCCAATAACATCCAGAAAAAGAATCATTACACCATCTGCTCTTGCCTGTACCCGTTGGACCATATACAACCACCACTTCCATCTCCCAATTACGTGGAGCTACACACATTAACCGATAAGCGCCTAGAGCTCGATGAGACCTGCACCAAGTGTCGAAGTCGTAGTCCGCGATTTGCTTGTCACTCCATCCTTCATCGATTAGTAACTTTAGTTGCGTCAGCTTTGAAATCTTTGTTGTATTCAAAGTCTTCAGAAACTCCTTCAGAAGCTGAGACTTATCGAGTCCGTACGATACTAGACCAAAACCCTCTAAAGCTTGCAAACAGACGTCGAAAGCCAATTCTGGTGTCCCGTCCTCCTTTAGAAAATCCTTTAAACAATATAATATAGCCTGTGATTGATTACCCTTCCTTATTTCGTAGTGGCCGCGTCCATTCCAGTTGCGCAGATGTGACAAGGCTACGCTGGTATTAAACTCTGCATATCCTTGATGATGTGGAGTTCCGTTTGCGCCAAGCTCCCGATTGGCTATTAACATTTTCAGATTCGATGGAAAGTCAAAATCAGATTCATCTGGATTATTGATCGTGAAGCACCAATTCCTAGACTTGGCCATGGTTGGTCGTAAATTGACAAATGAGGGATGGGGTCAGTATTACCCCCATCCCATGATCTGATCCATAAGCCCATGGGCTATCCGATCAAACCACCCTCTTTAGGTCC